TAATTATAACGTTATGTTAACAAACAAGGCTCATTGGGAAACTAAAGGTGACAATGTTCGCCTTTCAATGCCCATCGGAAAGATAGACGTTGAACGCCGTATGGTGTCTGGTTTTGCAACCCTTGATAACGTTGACCGTCAAAATGACATTGTAACAACAGAATCTAGTATAACTGCTTTTAAAAATTTCCGTGGCAACTTACGTGAAATGCACCAACCAAGTGCTGTTGGCAAAATTGTTTCTTTTAAAGAAGACAAGTATTTTGATCCAAGTACTAAAAAGTTTTATAGCGGAGTTTATGTTTCTGCTTATGTTTCAAAGGGTGCACAAAATGCATGGGAAAAAGTTTTAGACGGAACCTACACTGGTTTTTCAATTGGTGGAAACATCAAAGAGTGGGATGACGCTTACGATGAGAAAATAGACAAAACAATTCGTGTAATTAAAACTTATGAATTGTCAGAACTTTCTCTTGTAGATAATCCAGCAAATCAATTTGCAAACATAGTTTCTATTGAAAAAATTAATGGACAAAACGTAGTTGATGGATATCTATCAAAAACAGAAATTGAAAATGTATTTTGGGATTCAGAAAACGGTATTGTTATGGTATCTGATTCTGACTCTGCAACAAGTCCAGTAAATGGTAACGTAATGCAGAATATTGGCTTTATAGAAAAAAATGATAAAGATACTGAAAAACTAATAAAATTCTTAGTTGATAGTGCTAAAGGCATTAATACAATTAAGATTACTAAGGAGGTAAATCCAATGACAGAATCAACAGAAGCAGTTCTAGAAACTGTAGTTGAAAATGCAGAGGTTGCTCCAGAGGCACAAGCAGCAGAGGTAGTGGCAGAAGCAACAGCAATTGTTGCAGATGTAGCAGAAACCCCTGCAGTCGTTGAAGAGGCACCAGCAGTTGAAGAAACTGCTATTGCTAAATCAGATGACGCTAGTGCAGAATCTTCTGTTGCAAAAGCAGCAGTTGAAGTAGAGAACGCAGTGGAAAAATCCGCTACAGATGTTAAAGAAGAAGTTGCTAAGGCAGTTTCAGAAATTAATAATTCTCTTACTAATGCCTTTGGCGATCTTGCTGCAACAATCAAATCTCTTAACGAGAAGGTAACAGCAGTAACAAAATCTCTTGAAACGGTAACATCTGATGTTAACGGAATTAAGAGCAACTTTAACGAGTTTGGCAAGCGAGTAGATCTTGTAGAACAAGATACCGCTTTCCGCAAGTCTGGCGATCTAGGCGAGATCGTACAGGAATCACCACAAGTGATTCACAAATCCCTATGGGGCGGTCGTTTCCTCACAAATGCCGACCTATTTAACTAAGGTAAAAAATCACTAGGAGGTGAAAAATAATGTCGGAACAAAACACAAACATAGAAAAAAACTATCCAGGTGCAGGAGATGGCTCAGAAATTAACTCTGCTGGCTCATTAGTATCTGGTGGTGTTGGTAGTGCAACTGGTCTGAATGCTGCAGGATCATCTGTAGGTTCACAACTTGGTAACACTGCTACTGCAGGATTCGGTGTAACAACTGGAGATAACGCAGTCAATCCAACTGGCAACGCAGGAGGTATTCTACGTCCTGAACAAGCACAACGTTTCATTGATTACGTCTGGGATGCAACTGTCCTCGCTAAAGATGGCCGTCGTGTCACCATGAGAGCAAACACCATGGAAATTGAAAAAGTCAACGTCGGAGAGCGTGTACTTCGTGCAGCATCACAAGGCTCACCAACTTACACAAACACTGGCGCAAGATTTACAAAGGTTGAACTAACAACAAAAAAGATTCGTCTTGATTGGGAAGTAACAACTGAAGCACTTGAAGACAATATTGAAGGCGGAGCATTGGAAGATCGTCTAGTACGATTAATGACCAACGCATTCGGTAACGATATTGAAGATCTTGCTATTAACGGTGATGGAGCAACAGGAGACTTCTTGTCCATCATGTCTGGTTTCGTAAAGCAAACTCGTGGAACAGTAGGAAATGCTGCTCACGAATATGCTGCAACAGTATCAGACAACAACTTCACAACATCAGTAATGCAAGGTTTGCTATTAGCAATGCCTCGTAAATACCGTGCACTTAAGAGCAATCTTAAGTTCTATGCAGGTACTGATGCTTTTGCTGGTATTGTTCGTAACAACGGTACATTAGCAGATGCTATCTCAGCAGCGTTCTCTGATCGCACTGGTAGCACTCAAGCAATGCGCCAAGATTACATGGATGGTAATGCACAAACATTTGGTAATGCACGTACAACTCGTGTACTAGGTGTAGATGTATTAGAAGTTCCTTATTACCCAGCAGGATATGTTGATTTAACATTCCCTGCTAACCGTGTATGGGGTTTCCAAAGAGACATCACTGTAAACCGTGAATACAAGCCAAAGAAAGACACAATTGAATACACAGTATTCGTACGATTTGGTCTTGCTTGGGAAGAACTAGATGCAGTCGCATATGTTGACTCAGATAGTGCTGATTCCTAAAATATAATCATCACGTACTAGGGAGGACGGCATAATAACCGTCCTCCTTATTGTCATTCTGATGGTATAATTACAAGTGAACACGGGAGAAAAAAAATGAATCTAACAATGGATCAATTAAAAGATAAAACAGTAATGGCACTAAAAGCATACGCAAAGAAAAATAACATAGAGTTGTTTGAAGCAAACACAAAACTTGAAATTTTAGAAATTTTGGCTAGTTGGATTCCGCCAGAAAAAACAGAAGAGACTGTAGAAGAAGCAGATAAGGCTAAAAATCTAACAAATAAAATAGCACTATATTCAGATAGAAATATTCATATGGATAACTTAGGTTCACTAAAGGTGGGGTATAACATAGTTTCAAAGGAGGCATCGGAAAAGTGGCTCACTCACAGGCTAGTGCGTATAGCACCACCTGAAGAAGTAGCATCTTATTACGCTAAAGCATAATGTCAACAATTCTTCGCCTACCACCATATCCAATAACTGTTAAATACACAGTTCCAGATGCTAATGCTAAATATGTCATAGTGATTGAAGACGTTGCAGAACAGTCAGAAGTTGTTGCTTACAGAACATCAAACGCTAGCAAAGAAGTTACTTATGTTTTAGATGATGATTTTATTAAATATGATAAGTCATACGCTTTAACAATTCATGAAGACTTAGAGGAAAGTGGTATCGTTTTAGCAGATCGTGGAGACATTGTTGTTGAAGATAATTTAGAAGTAAAACGTCCATACGTAAGTCCTACACTCTTAGCAGCAGCAAATAATCAAACATCTGCAACAGAAATTGCAAAATATACAGAATATGAAAATTTAGCAAGATCAATTATTGATTCAATAACTGGTGGATTTTATTATGAACGTGAATTTTTTGAAATTGTTGGGCAAGAAGTAGATTATATTCCGCTTTGGAAAAGGGTGCATAAAATATTGAAGGTATATGAAAATACTGTATTGGTATATAACGTATACGATGAAGAAGGTCCAGCATTAACAGATTATACATATGTAATTACTAAAGATAAGACTGCTATTACAAAAGATCCAAATCAAGCAGAAGGCGCTATAAACAGAGCAGAAAGACGTCCAGCAAGAATTCCAATTGGTTCATCAGATTCTTTTTCTCTTTTTGATACAGAAGATAGCGGAAACACAATGACTGTAACTCCTGGAGTTGCATTTCCAACAGGAATAGATCTTATATTATTATTAGAAACAGGGTATAAAGTAGTGCCTATTGATATTCAAGATGCTACAAAGTTATTAGTAGAAGACATTAGATGTGGCAAATTAGATTATTACAAGAGATATATTAGCAACTACAGCACTGATCAATTTAAAATTCAATATGACAAGAGAATGATTGAGGGTACTGGAAATATTATTGTAGACAAGATTTTGTCTAAATATGTTAATAATATTGTTCGTCCTGGAGTGTTGTAATGGAAGTATGTGAAGTAACAGACTTTCTGTATCCAATGAAGGCTGATATTTACTTTCCTATTCTTGCACAAGGTGGTTATGGTCAACCTACAAAAGACTGGGTATACGATAGAACAATTACTTGTAACGCTACCTCTGTAGGGGGATTAGGCTCAGAAGATATTAAGCCAGATAATTTTTTAAAGTATGAAAATAAACTTATTGCAAGAACAAAAGAAGACCCAAGACTTTCTTCAAATAACGCAAACAATGCAACCACAAACATACTTATAACTAACATTAGAGACGCATCCGATAGCATTATTTACAAAGAAACAGCAGGCGCAAGATCAGGCAAAGGAACAATATACGAAGTAGCAACAGTTGAACCTTTTACTGGTCCATTTGGATATACAGAGTATTATAAAATGTTGTGGCGCAGGGCTGAAAATCAGACTGTAGGTGACTAGTGATAGCAAGAACAAACACCACATCCTTTACTAAACAAATGAATAATATTGTTAATTATTCCCTTGGATTTTTAGAAGGTGTTAATCGTGGTAAAAAAATATTTTTTGATAAATTAGGGGTAGGAACTATTCAAGCACTAGCGCAATATATTGATGTTCAGGCCAGAGCAAATCCAAAAGCATTACATCATGTTTATGAATGGAATCAAACTGGTAGTCCAAGTGCAAGACTATTTAATTTAGGTTATACCGTTAGTAATTTAGGGCTTTCCGTAAATTCTACATTTAGACAATCAAGAAGTGTTTCTGAAAATATGACTACTCCATTTTATAATAAAGCAAAAATTATGGAAGAAGGTATTCCAGTAACAATCACTCCAACAAAATCTAAGGTATTAAAGTTTAACGGACCTAATGGAGAAGTTTTTACAAGCAAACCAATTAAAGTTGAAAATCCAGGA